AAACCGCCTTTGACGCTGTAGGTGATGTTGGTGACCTGTCCTTTGCGCGCGTTACGCCACTCCGGCGGCATGTATTTCCAGATGCGCGGCTGCTGAAGCTCAATGCTGTTCGGAGCAGTGGTTTGAAAGCACCAGACAACGGCCCCGGGCTTGGAATACATGGTCTTGATGACTTCCTTGGCCGCCCATTCGGTTTTTCCGCTGCGGTTTCCGCCCATGACGAGGATCTCGCGGTGTTTTTCCAGCAATTCGGACGCGCGCTTCCACACCGGCGGGATGAAGCCATAGCGGAATGGATCTGATGCCTCGCGGGCGATCAGCTCTTCGCGCGTTTTAAGATATTTCCAGCCCTCGTCCGGCCCCAGTTTCTCAAGCAAGTCGAGATCGACCTGCATGACTGGGTGCGGTGACGGCTTAAACCGTGTCTGATGTTCGTTCACTCACTCCACTGCGCCGACTCCGCGGCGCTCCTTCCTCTAAAATGTAAATGGGCGCTGGCTGGTTAGCGCTCGGTCCTCCCCAGGACCGTTGTTACGAATTGCCTAGCCAGCGCCCAAAATGTCCAAAGTCGGATTCTCCGCACACGCGAGCTGGTCGATGCGCGCAGTCAGCCACCGGCCGTTATCCTCGCGACAGACGGTGACATAGTCGTTCTCCATGCCGCCCTGCGCGACAACATAGAGGACGCGGCAGGTGCCGATGCCGTCTACTTCAACGCGGAAGTTTTGGGGTGGCCAAGAGATCATTGGAAAATAGTGACGGCGCCCCAGTCGTCTTGCGCGCTGGAGCTGGGCATCCCCGGAATGTCCGCGCGGCCACACCACATGAACCGCGGCAAGAACCCGCTTGAGCCGTCAATTAAAGTCATTTTGATTGTTTGCGCTTGCGCATTTCAGCGCACAAGGCGTCCGCTTTTTTCTTTGCTTCTTTAGCGACAAGTTTCTCGCGCTTGCTCTTGAGCAGCGTGATGGTTTTGTCGATTTCAGCGATTTCGGCGGTCATAATGTTGAAGTCAGTCATAAATCGTAATGCGCCAGAGACCGATCTGAGCGATGCTGTAGCCGAGCCAGATCAGACCGTGCCAGTAGCGGTGCTGGATGAGGCCGAGGTCGATGGCGACCGTGAAATAGATCAATCCGACCAAGGCGATGAGAAAACCGGATGTCATCGGCGCGCTTTGGCGGTCTTGGCGGATGCGCGGAATGCTTTGGCAGTAGGCGCGCCGGCAGAACCGGGCTTGCGCATCTTCTCACCGCTTCCGGCGGCGATGCGGGCTTTTTTGGCGTGTATGTTGGCGTAGAGTCCTGCGGGTTGTTTCATGGTTTGTTCTTTTTGGTGGCTTCTCGGAAAAGGTATTGGATCAAGTAAGCGCCGGTCTCCTCGTCGCTGCTGGTGATGTGTTTGAGGAAGTCGGCGACAACGTGGTACAGCTCATGGACGAGCGATCCGGTGTCTGCGGCGTCTTCAATCCAGACAACGGCCTGGCTGCCGCAGCACATCGCCCAGGCGGCATCGCTGTCGTCGGGCTGGTTGTCGGGGTCTTTGGGGTCGAGCTGGAGAATGCTCGCACACCGCCGGATCGCCGATGCCTGTGGCGTTCCACAATAGAACTCCACGACCAGACCAAAGGTCTGTTCTCGGACGACGAACCGGCGGGTGCGTTTCATTAGAGGAGGAATTTCCACGCCTCCCGCAGCACCACTGCCAAAAACAGTAGCGAGCCGACAAAGAGCGTAATTGAGATGGCAAAAAAGCCGACCACAACTAACGAGCTGAGCGCGCACATGGCCCACTCTTCAACTTTGCTGAGGTTTCCGTTGGTCATTAGGCTGCTTTCTTGAGCATTAACTGCGCGTAGTGCAGTGCGAGACGGGCTTGGAAGACCTTCCAAAACGGCTCGGCGCTGAACATCCAAGCGACTTCAAAGTCATCCGGTGACTCTTTGCCGATGCGAACGATCCCGCGGCGCTGGACCTTCATGTCCGGGCGGTTCTCGTTCCAGAGCTGTTCGTACCCGGCGAGCTGGATCTTGTGGGCGCCAACGATGGCTTTGCTCGTCTTCCAATCCAACAAAACGATCTTTCCGTCGCGGTCGCGGCTGGGCGCATCGATGGTGCCGCCGAAGAGATACTCCTCGGAGACAAGCTGCACCTCCGGCTCAATAACGGTGAGACCTTCGTCATCCCACCAGCGCTTGAAGTTGTTGAAGGCGATGGTGGCCTTCTCAACATCCGCGGGGCTGAACTCGGAGAGGTCGGCAACGTGGTTGTGGAGGAAGCATTCGATGAGGAAGTGGGCGATGGTGCCGATATCGGCGGCCTTGTCGCGCACCTTCCGGTAGTCTTGGCCATCCATGCCGAGTTTCCACGCCCAGTGGATGAGACCGCTGCTGTCCTCGCCGATCTTGGCGATGGTTGAGGCGCCCGGAACATCGGTGCCGTCTTTCAGCGGATACTTCTGGTGCGCTCGGGTCTTCTCAAGGCGTACGATTTTGCGTCCGTCCTCGGTGAAGCGATCCGGCTCCGCGGGCTTGGCGGCTTTCGCCGCTTTGCCCTTGGTGCTCGGTTTGCGTGTGGTGTTTTTGGCTGGCATGAGGGTTACCAGCTAATTTCCTCGTTGTCGGTGCCGGTCTTGCGAGCGGCGGGCTTGGCTTCCGAAACGTCGAAGCCGTAGCTGGCAGCGCTGCCGCCATCTCCCCAAGTGACTAGTTCAAGCACCTGCACCGCCTTCGGCTGCAGCGTGATGCCAGCGCCGAGGCTGGCCGTATACCAGGCGTAGGGCACGACAGCGACTTTGATCTTGGAGCCGCCACCAACATTGGCTTCAAGCGGCTGGCCGTCAGCGCCGAAGAGTTTCGGCTGGCGGGAATACTCTTCGCCGGCCTTGGTCTTGCCGATGGCTTTGACCTTGAGCTTGAGCTGGACGAGGCCGTCATTTTCTTCCCAAGGCGCAGCGTGCATCTTGAGCTTGTCCTTCTTCAGCTCGCGCTTTTTGTCGGCGACAAACTCAGCGAGGATTGCTTCGACATCATCGATGAACGGCTTGGCGTCCTCCGCGGACAGCTCAAGGTTGACTTTGTAGACCCCAATTTCGTCGAACTTGGTGTCGGCGCGGTTGAGGCTGGGATAGCGAGCAATGCCCGCGGGTGTGGTTAGTGTCGTGTTTGGCATGGATGTTATGTGGTTGGTTGTTGTGTTTGTGTTGGGACTAGAAAATCGGAGCGGCGAAGGATGGTGAGGAAGTCCTGCGCACGCAGCGTGATGAACCACTCCTCGCCGTTGCGCTTGTGGGCAACGACCGGGAAGAGCTTGGCCTTGGCGTCGCGGATGGCTTGGGCCATCCAGTCGCGGATCTTCACGACCTGGCAGAACTTGACCTCCCAGTGGAAGTCGGGGAGGCACGGGCAGACGACATCGGGCGAGTCGCCGAGGCCGCTGAATTGCTGACCGCGGCGGATACCGGAGTCGCCGAAGGCTTCGCGCAGCTCGTCACGCCACATGCGCTCGCCGCGGGCGCCTTTGGCTCGGCTATTCATTGATGGCCTCCCAAAGTTGTTTCGCCGGCGCGTAGACGGAGCCATCGCTGTCGCTGGTGCGTCCCGCGGGTGCGGTGCCTTCAAAGCGGGTGAGCGAGGGACGCCATGTGAGGTTGAGCGTGCCGGTTCTGCCGGCGCGGTGTTTGGCAACGATCAGCTCGGCGTCTTGGACTTCCGGTTCCTCGTCTTGCACGGCGTAGTAGGCGGGACGATGGACGAGGCATACGATGTCGGCGTCTTGCTCGATGCTGCCGGATTCGCGGAGGTCAGAGAGCTTGGGGCGGTTGTCGCTCCGGTTTTCCGCTTGGCGGTTAACCTGGGCGGCGGCGACTACGGGAATCCCTAACTCCATGCTCATGGCCTTCAACCCGCGGCTGACAAAGCCGACTTCGTTTTCGCGGCTTTGGGCGCCGGAGTGTGAGACGAGCTGGAGGTAGTCAACGAAGATACACTTCACGCCCCAGCGGCGGACGGCGAGGCGGGCGCGGCCGCGGATGTCGAGGAGCGTGAGGCCGCCGCGGTCATCAACGTAGAGCGGCTCGGTGCTGAACTGCGTGGCGGCATCCATGATCCGGCTCTTCATTGATGCGGTAAGGAAGCCGTTGCGAATGATCTCGGTGTTGGTTTCGGCGCGGCTTAAAACAACGCGCGCGGCCAACTCGTTGGCGGGCATCTCAAGGCTGAAGTAAACGACCGGGACGCCGCGGCGACTCATGTTGTCGGCCATGTTGAGCATGAGTGCCGATTTGCCCATGGCGGGGCGACCGGCGACAATCGTGAGCTGTCCTCCGCGAAGACCGCCGGTGACTTGGTCGAAGTCGCGGATGCCGGTCTGCAGGCCGAGCTTTTTGCCGCCGGACATGAGCGCCTCCAGCTCGTCGAGGAGGCCCGGGACAATTGCGCTCGGTGCGCGCATGCTGTCGGTGGCGGTGGTGAGGGAAAGACTGAGGACGGACTCGCCGGCTTGCTGAAGGACGCTG